ATCGTTGGCAATCACTGCTAATTTAGCAGCCACATAAGGATTAACATTTCTCATAAGCAATCCGCCCATAAAACTAGCCAGATTGTCATTACGTTTACCCTTGTCACCCAAGCCTTGAATAATAGTTTCAAAAAGATCCGTTGTCTTAGTTCGTTTACGCATACCAAGCAGAACCTCAGCCACCTTAGTTGGCGGAATATCTTTCTGCTTTTCTTTAATTAGGTCAAGCAACCCTTGCGGGGGTGCTTTCATTGGAGCATTGTTAAGCCAATGATATCTTTTATCTTCTAATGAAGATGGAGCTACAACAACATAATTATTTTCATGAGCTTTTAAATCTACGCTTGGCAGAATTCCGATATTTTGACTAATCTTCATATCCTTTGGTTTCGCAAAGAAGAAATGAAAACCATCATGCGCTGTCTTTTCAGTAAGCGTATCTTTAAACCATTCATCATGGTGTAGATTCTTGACTGATTCCATACCATCTACTTCACCAGAGTGACGGTCAACATCAATTACAAAGAACTTATCTGTTTTCAGTGCAATATTTGCTAAAGGATATTTTTGCCATATCTTTCTAATTTCGTCAGGAGTAAGTGGTGGTTTTCCAGCAAACTTGATTAACGGTTTCTTACTCTGACCAATCGGAATAACAGAAAATCCTTTTTCTGCGTAGCTCACAGCATAATTTACTAAGTTAACTAGCATAGTAATTACCTAGAATGGAACATCATCATAATTATCATCTGAATAATCAAGCTTAACTTTAGGTTTGGGCACTTCAAGAATTGCCTTAATTACTCGTTTATTGATTAAGGCCGTGGTCCAAATAATTGGATCGCCACAACTTGGATACCAAAATGAACCATTCTTTCTTTTAGCAATATTAAATGCCAGATCATCATTTCTACTTGCTTTTTCTTTTGCTCTTGAAATCACATCCAAAGTTACGTCAGTATAAACTGCATAATTTTTTTCGCCTAAAACAATTAGCATTTCACTTCTTGGATATTTAATATTCATTGTGGTTTCCTCCTAAGTTATTCGAATGGTAAATCATCATCAGTTATAGTCATGCCACCAGCTGCATCTTTAAATGGATCTTCTACATTAGCTGTAGTAGGTTGCTCAGCTGTATCAAATTTATAATTTCTCCAAGGATGATCTGGATCTTTTTTATTAGGACTGCTTTTGATAGTTAGTTTAAGTAATTTTCCAATGACACCAGCATTGTGAAAAGCCTCTTGAATTGCTTCATAGTTTTCACTTTCGTTAGCACCAAGAAACACTTTATCTGGAACAGCGAAGCCAACCATTGCACCAATTTTTTGAACCATTTTGATACTTCTAGTAAGTACAGTTTCAGGCATTGGATCACCATTTGATTTCTTATCTGCAAGAATTGGTGTGATATGTTCTTGCCGTCCGGCTTGTTCTCCAGTAACTACATCGAATGAAAATCTAATATAGTCTGTTTGGCTGTTCTTCCATACTCCATGGTTAACTCCACTTAAGCTAACTGTATAAGTCCCGTCCGGAATTGGTTGAAATCCTGAACTAATATCATCTTTCTTAGGATCATATTTTTCACTTTTAACTTTTTTTAATGCGTCTTCTAATCCCATTATTTACTCTCCTTCTTTTTAGCTGATTGATATCTCTTAATTGCTTCATCACTAAACATTCCTTGACAACTAAGCAACAGATCTAAAACCCGTTTGTTAGTGATATTTTCTGGAATGTATTTAGTTCTAGCTGCTTTAACTTCACGCATGTAAGTGATATTTTGACCAGCACCCACTTTTGAAGTTCTGATAACTAAATCACAGTTACCGTTGATGACGTTGTAATACTTATCTTTTAGAGATTGTTTATAAGTAGTTACTCCTGTATTTTCATCAGTTGTACTAATTTCACGACTAATGTAAATAACATTCATTGGTAAAGCCTTAAGATCCATTACGAATTGCTGTAAGGCTGAATTAAACATTGCATACCCTTTACCATATGGAATGTCGGATAAAGCTTGAACACCAGCATCAATACAAATTGCTTGTTCAATCATTACACAGATATCATCAATTACATCAACGACAATTGTCTGAAAACGTTGGTCAGCCGGTCGCTTTGGATTCTCAACCTGAAGTGCTGTAATAATATCGTCAAGTTGCTTAATTGCTGATTGTTGTAACTTTCCGTTCTTATCTCTGATATTTCTAATCTGGATACTTGGCGCTTGTCCCTGCTCTGAATTTCCATCGGTATTTAAAACTAATGGGTTAGGAAAATAGCTCGCAAAGTATGACTTTCCTGACATTGTTTCTCCCCATATAAAAAAGTTGTGGGGTTGAGATTTTGGTTTTAATTTTTCTACTTTTGGTAATGTAAGCATGTTTATTTTTCCTCCTCATAAGTAATGATGGTTTCTACCTCGTCTAAATCACCGAAATGTTCCAGTTTGATAACATTGTGATTTTTCATAAATTCATTAATTTCATCGTCACCTGTAAACTCATCAAAGGTCTTTTGTTTGATTGTTCTGGGGTTTTCATACATAACTAAAGCATAAGCACGATTTACACCATCAGGGTCCATTTTTGGTATATATTTGATGTCTAAAATTTTGTTATGTTCAGCTAATTCATTAACTTGGTCTGAAACACTCTTCCAAACTATCTTGTTTTCAATTTCGAAGTTCCTAGCAATTATTTCTTTAACTTTCATTACTTCATAATTCCTTTCTTTTTAGCCATAAAGTAAGCCCAGCCTGGCTTGTAACCATGCAACTTACCATAAGCTACTAATTCACTCATTGACTTCAATTCTCCAACTGACTTATCAACTACATTAATCATTACTTGATCTTGAATAATCTTCTTAATGTGTTCTCTACGAGCTTTCGTTGCTTCAACTAAATCAACGTCACTAATTGGCTTAGCTTCATGAACTTTGATTGGTTTACCGCATACTGGACACTTGCCATCTTTTACATCGTTTGCTTTAACTACTGCAAAACAATAATCACAAGTAACAATTGATAAACCTGGATCTTTTAATAAAGTTTTACTCTTCTGTTTTCCAGATTTAATTGCTTGTTTCCAATCTCGGTCATCATCTGGATAACCAAATTTTTTAAAGTTATTAGCGTGGTCAATAATGATTGCTGTCTTGTCTGGTCTAGGATTTAGACATCTCATTGAGAACTGCAAGTAAAGCGCAAGTGACGCTGTTGGTCGTGCCATAATGACACAATCTACATTAGGTAGATCGACACCCTCTGTGAAAAGATTTACGTTAACTAAGATCTTTAACTGTTGATCTCGAAATTTCCGCACCGCTCTATCCCGTTTTTCTTTTGAAGTTGTTCCATCTACTTCAATTGCTGAAATACCCTCAGAATTGAATTCATTGGCTATTTTTATTGCCGAATCAATTGAATATGTATAAACGACTGCTTGCATCCCTGGAGCAATTCTTTTATATTGCTTCACGATGTGACCAAAGATTTTAGTAGACATAGCTTCTTGCATTGATTCAGCCGTATAATCTCCAGTACTTCCACGCTTTAAGGCTTTTTCATCAAAGTCACCGGGTGGCTGGAAATATTTAAACGGTGCTAGGAATCCTTTCTCAGTAAGTTCGTGAATTGATTGACCAACGATGATGTCATCTGCAATTTGATCAAGCTGCTGCCGACCTGTTCTGTGTGGTGTAGCAGTAAAAAGTAAAACTATTGCTTTATGAAATCTATTCAAAATATTTTGATATGACTTAGCTAACGCATGATGGGCTTCATCCACTAGAATCACGTCAGGAACTGGTAGTTTTTCAACTCTCCGTGTGAGTGTTTGAATCATACCTGCTGTTAAAAGATCAGGATTAACATCTTGATTTTTAAATGTCTTAACTGCTTGATCTAAGACTTCACGTCTGTGAATCAGAAACATAACTCGGTTATTTCTGACAGTGGTTCTCCTGGCAATTTCAGCCATTACTCACTGTTTTTCCCGTTCGAGGTGGGCTTTGAACGATAATTACTCGATGTTTTTTCTTCATTGAATCGATAATTTTATTAATTAAATCTTTTTGATAAGGTCTTAATTCGTACATTTAGTCACCATTACTAAAAATCCTACTCATTAGACCACTAATGCTCTCATTCTTATCCATTTCATTATCGTGATAGTCATTACCTCTTACGGCATCGTGCAATAAACCATTGAGAATGATTCTGTGACCTGATTCATGATTAACAACTTCTCCTGTTTCATCATTCAAACTTAAAATCACGAAATTCTTAGCCTTACCATTCGAAATATCATCAAAATGTTTCTTATCTTCTGCGTTTAATTTCAATTCTTTTTCAAATATAATTATTTACCTCTCTTTTACTTAATTAATGTCTTTCTATTAGCTTTCAAGTGTGCACCAGTAATTTCTTTACCAGCCTTAAGGTCTTCATAAAGCTTCTTCTTATCTGCTTTGATAGTCTTTTCTTCAACGACATAATCAATCGGCAACTTTTTGACTTCTTCAACAATCACCGAATCACGATAATTCCGTGGCTTTAAGATATGATGTTCAGTTTGTAACTCTTTTAATCCAGCATCATCCATTGCGTCAGTGATGAACTGATTAAGACGGTTCTTCTTATTGGTTAATACTTTTATGAATTCTCTAAGTTCAGTCATTCGCTCTTTAGCCCATTTAATTTGGCTGTTATATTTGTCAGATAGTCCAGCTGCACCATCAAGTTTTTGATCTCTAGTGAGCTTTAAACTTTCAATAGTATCTACTAGAACCTCTGGATCTAAGTCTTTTTGTTCTAATTCTTCAATGGCGT